TTTGATCATGGTGCCATACGACACAGGTGGGGTTGAAGTCGTTGTGCTCATGCCTGGTGGAATTGTACTCTTCTTCATTTTCTTTTCTTTCTTCGACACCGTTGGTGTGCTTTTGTTCTTTGGCGGAATAACCTTTACCATTGTTTGTGTTGTGTTGTGATAAGTTAGTAGTTTATCAGTGGCCCTAACCAAGTATTGTAGGCCAACTGGAACAGCAAATAATGCCCCCAACCAAGAGTTACCATAAGCCAATCGAACGAATTCTCTATCTGCATTTAGCAAGTCACCCTCTAGGAAATAAATCCTATCGTGTTCCATGCATATTGCATCTAGCTCATCCACAGGATCAACTATTGGGTTAACACTTGATTGTATGGCACCATTGCTCCAGTAGGGGCCACAGTAGTTTCCGTACATTATAGTGGTGCGTGTTGGTATTCAGCAAAACTATCAATGGCCCTGGGCGTAAAGCCCAGGACCAAATCATTGTAATACTTTTCCAACTCCTCTTGTTCATCGGGAGTGTACCCCCATGCTTCGAAAAACGTTGATCTAGCCATAGCTGTGACGGTTTGCGCCCGACATGTCAATCCTTGACCCATCAAGCGCATTCCTGTTGCCATAGCAGGATGCTTCCCAATATTGCTCTTAACTCCATTGCGCATGTAACAAAGGTACATTGCTTGGAATATAGGAACACCACTGGTTAAAGCCACCCCACCTTCACCTACAGCATAGATCCATTTCCGAAACATGGACTCACTATTCAGTGGTATAATGGATAAAGAATCTTTTTCCCTTGCGGTATCAAAATTCCTTACCATTATCCACTCACCACCAGCTTGCACTGGATGCATTTGGCAAAATTCGACATCGGTGAATCTATAGACAGTTTGTTCAACCGTCATGCGAAACCCTAATCTTAAAAACCATTCATCCAGTCCATTCCGAAACGCTGACTCGTACTTTCTACTCATGAATACCACACAATCGTCACCATTGTTACCAAATTTGATTGTTACACCTTTCTCCAACGAGTAGGTGTACACCATGGCACACATGATGATGCAATTGCCTAATGCGGTATTCATGTCTCCTGAAAACCGTCGTCCATCAACTTTGTAGCGCAACTTGCCATCCTCACAAAAGCCGACACCTACATTATGCAGTTGCATATGTAGTATCCGCTTTAGCTCAGGACAATTGCCAGACAAGATGATGTATATTGAGTGTTCCCACATCAACATGTACATACTTACGTGCATGTCGAATTTGGTGGCATCCAGCCCAATACAGATACACTCAGGTACTGAAATCCATTTCTGG